CGAGTATTAATCGTTAATGCTGGAGGAGACACAGGTCTCACTCCAAGATATGCTAAAGGATTTCTCCCATCTAATCTTAATGCCATAACCTCTCCTCTATTTCCATTCAATAATAAGTGCATAACCAACTGCACCATCACCACCAGCTCCAGCAGTATTACCAGTTACAGCACCACCACCGCCAGCTCCGCCCCCGCCAGGCCATCCACCAGCACCACCAGCTCCGCCGTTAGTTGAAGCACCACCGCCGCCGCCGCCGCCGCCGCCGCTACCACCAGTTGGATAAGTAACACCACCAGAGTTTGAATCATTTCCGGCACTACCTGCAGTACCCGTATCACCAGCTGCACCAACACCACCAGCAATAACTGTTAATCCACCTGTATGAGTAATTCTACCACCATTCCCACCAGATCTAGCAACAGACGAGTCACCGCCGCCGCCTCCACCACCTCCAGATGGTTGATAAATACCTACCACTACAAGACCTATAGCTCCAACAGTTACAGTACCATTCCCACCAGCACCATATATAAATCCTGTTATATCACTAGGACGAATCATGTTTAGATTTACCGCTCTTAGTGCCTCGTTTCCGCCAGGTCCACCAGACTCACCATTAACACCTTGTGATGCAATAAATTGATTAGCTCCCCAATAACTTTGACTACTTTGTGAACCATTAGCTCCAGCAGCACCACCAGCACCACCAGCTGATACATTGACAGTAACTATATTGCCAGCTCCTCCCATTGTAGCAACAGGACCTTCTATTTTTGATGTAGGGGAACCAGTTCCACCACCGCCTCCATTAGCAGAACCACTTGCACCTACTTGACCACCTGCACCACCTCCTCCTCCAGAGACAAGAAATACAGACATATATTTGGTATCAGCATCAATTGTATGGCTCCTAATACCTGCTGTAGTATATTCAGTCACTTTTATTCCACCACCACCAGCAGATTGAAAGGTAGGTAACGAACTAGCACCAGTTGAGGTAAGCACCGTTCCAGATGCACCTAATGCAGCGACAGATTGCTGAGCTCCTGTAGCAGTTGTGCCACCACAAATTACTGCATAAGCAGTTTGCGTGGAACGATTAGTGCCGCCTTCAACTATAGGTGTCGGACTTTTCTTTTTAAATGACATTATAATCTCCTTAAATTATCAAATATTTTGTACCATCAAATAAAGCAGTAATTGACTGAAATGCTGTATTCATAACTTGTGATGTAGCACCGTCAATCGTAACTACGCCACCCACTGTTGTAATCGTAATATTATTAGTAACTGCATCACCCGTTGAGTCTTTAATATATACAACTCGTCCAGTCGTTGGAGCATTAGGTAAATTAACCGTTACTACACCAGCACTTACATTACATGCAATAACGATATCTGTATCTAAAACTGTATACGGCGAAGCAGCATCATTTACTGAAGTTATAGCAAGATCTTTAAGCGCAATTGTTCCATTACGATCTTGAACCGTCAATGTACGAACTGTAGCTGTTGCAATCCCAGAAGCTTCAAATGCAATTTTTTTACTATTATCGCCATTATCAAAAATACGAAATGTATTATCAGCAAACTCTACTCCACCACCACTACCACTACCACTACCACCAGCAATAATAGAAGGAACTAGACCGCGTAAATTAATCGTAGAACCAATTTTAGTCCACGTACCACCGGCACTAGTTTGATGTCGTAAGTTAAATTTTGCTATGAGAAAACCAGTACCTTTAAATACAGGGGGAATAGTAAAGTTGGTATAGTTATTTGCATCAGCTAGCAACAAATCATCAGTTCCATACGTTCCAGAAGGAAGATTAACAAAGAGCTTAGAGTCACCCGTATTTTTATTAACTACACCCCAAATAACAAGCGCAAAATATCTATTAGACATTGATACACCAAGTGAATCAGTCAACAGAGTATTTAAATCAGTCGTAACAGTATAGGCAGCTACTGAGTCATTGACGACGTACATATTAGGAGTTCCTGTAAATGCAGGAAAGACATGGTCATGTAATTGAAGTATTTTACCAGCAGTAGAAGTAAATATAACATTGTCAGGTGAGGCACCATTAGGGGTAATAGTCAATGTTGGATCAACTCCACTTATCCACGATGAATTTTGCTCTCTAATCCAAAAGTTTATATCACTCACATGGCCTTGATTAGCTTGATTAACAGTATGGTTTGTCCATGAACGTAACTGGTAAGAGCCTTGAGTCTGTAAAGATGCAGCACTCTGACACAAAACTGTTGCTAATGGAGCATGCTCTGTAGCTGGCCATCCAACCGTACTTGCTGTCAGTGTTTTTGAAGATTGTAAAAAATAAATATAATTAATTTGAGGGGATGAGTTAGAGCCTGCAGTCAATGTTAATGTAGCAGCTGGAGTTGTATCGTAATTATAAAATCCATCAGAAAAAACAAAGGTTAAATCACCTCCTGATGCTTTCTCTATTGATAAAGTAATCGTTGTTCCATCAGATGCTACAGTAATAGAAACAGTATCTAATGTAGAACCATTCCATGAAAATACCGCTGTATCCCTAGTATCATCAGTTAAAGCATTATATGCCATAGTTTTCCTAGTAAATTTTGTATTCAGTACCTGAAAAAATAACATTAATCGATTGATATGCGGCAGTCATTACGTAAGTTGTAGCGCCGTCAATCGTAACCGTACCACCGACTGTCGTAAGCGTAATATTATTAGTTGCAGCATTACCCGTAGCATCTTTAATATTATAAAATCGACCAGTAGATGGAGCGTTTGGTAGATTAACCTGCTTAGCCCCGCCAGAAGTATCTACACCTACAAACTGATCAGCTGCTAACACCACATAAGGCGTCGTCGTAACTGCCGTATAAGACAGCTCTTTAGCTGCTACTGAATTAATAGTAACTGTACTGCCAGTACCAGAAGTCGTAACATTGGTGCCACCCAGAATATTTAAAATACTTGAAGCCGGTACCGCAGAACCACTATTAGTATTAAATTGATTAGGTACAGCATCTGATAACATAACCGTAAGATTAAAAAGACCTGCGTTACCTACAACAGATACATCACCTGTTCCAATTAAGTTTATATTGCCTGAACCGTTAGGTCCAATTGCACCACCAGAGTTACCAGTTAGTGTTTTCACATCACTAATATTAACACCAAGCGAATATTGTCCAGCATTACTCATTTCGTAACTCCTTAATAATTAATTTCATATGTGTTCCTTAATCTAACGATCCGTACATAATGCTAAAATAAACTGAACCACTAGATGGAGCGCCAACTTGTTTTACATAAAGTCTTTCTCCTTCAGCTAAGAAGAATCCATTACTCTGTGTTTTATTAGCTGCAATATCTAATACGAGAAATCCATTAGAAGGTAACGGAAAATGATCCGTTACACCATCAAAAGAGAACTGTAATAATACGTCGGTTAAATTTTGAACAAATATTTGGCGTGCAGGCTTATTTAAAGAAGATCCAACTCCCATATATCCAGCAGCAATGGAACCAAACGCAAGTGATCGTTGTTCATCAAACCTAAATCTAATTGCTAAAGACATAATATTTTCCTTTTACATTTAAAAGTAACAACTAACTAATAGTGCAGGTACCAACATTTTTAGTAAAGGCGGTTACGCCTGTTCCAGTATAATATTCTGCTAGGGCAGTTGCTGAAAAATTAATCGATTCTAATAACGTGGTACAATTAACATCATAATACACATTTGTGCATCTGTTATGGCCACCAGCTGTAGTCCTTAGCCCTAATCCATCTGTGCCAAAATTAGCTTTAACTCCTCCTCTATTGTGCTCTAGTATAAGATCTCGCTTTGCCTCAAGAGCAAGATCCTGCAAAAGAACACCTGCCCCACCGTTATTGTCACCAGAACCATTAGCTTGACCACCTTGATTGAAATAAAATTCAATATTTCGAGTGGCCCGTATGTCCAAATTACCTTCAAGCCAAACACCTTGTCCACCTGCTGAACCAACACCACTACCAGATCCAGCTCCACCAACATTTCTAGTAAAAATTATAGAGCCTGATGCGTTAATTACTGCTCCAATTGCTGATGCCTTTTTGAAACCAGCCCCAGCGTTAAAGGTAGCACCACCTGAATTAGCTCCTACATTATCTGTTGCAATAAAATTCTCAGCTGTATATAGACCACCATCAATAGAGATACCATTACCAGCAAATTCACCAGCACTAGTACCCCCCCGATTTTCATAAAATGAAATAATATTTGTAGCAGTTATTGTAGCAGCAAGTTGAACAGCATTTCCACCAAAGTTTCCAAGATTGTTAGCAGCACCATTACCACCAGTATTTCCGTAAAAATTTACAGTATTAGAAGCTTTAATATTATTTGCTGCAAGAGGTAATTGTATGAGGCCTTTGCCTCCATTTGTACCACCATTACCACCAGTATTATTAAAGACTAATAGATTTGATACATTAATTTGGGCACCGTTAAGGATTAATGCCTCTCCTCCAGTTCCTGAAACACTATTGCCAGCAACATTTTTAGACATTAATAGATTTGCTGCACTTATATCCATATCATTAAAAGTCACAGCTGATGATCCAACAACGTCAGAAACTCCCGTTGATGCTCCACCCTGATTTTCTATGAAATTACAATCAGCACTTCCCACTACTGAAGAATCTGTTGCAAAAATAATAGCGCTTGATGGAGCAACTGTTGATGCTGAATCGACACCTCTATTCCTTAAAAAAACAATATCTCTTGCAGAGTTGATTGTTCCCAAAATATCTACACCAGTTGCAACGCTAGCAGCACCAATTGCACCAGTATTAGCCAGTGCTAATAAAATACCACCACAATTCACAGTTCCGTTAATACGACAACCTGCACCACCAGCAAATGAACCGCCAGTACTTGCTCCACCAACACCATTTCTGATAGTTATATCCGTGTCCGCTGTTATTGTACCACCAATAAGCACACCGACGCCTCCAGCACTATTACTACTATCACCGCCTTTATTGTTTTTAAATTTGATATCTTTAGATGAGGCTATTGTTCCAGCAACTTCTACTGCATGGTTTTGTCCTGTGCCTGCAGCAACAATATAATTACAGATTAAGCAATCAAGAACTTTATTCGACGCATTGCCGATATTTCCTGCAATATCAACCTGTTTATTTTGGCTTAAGCCATCAAATATAATACTCCCTTTAACAATTAAGGTTTTAGTTGTAGCAATCGTAACATTACCACCAATAACGGTGAGATCACCATTAATTGTAAGATCTTCACTAACTGTAAAGTCACCATTAACAATTATATTTGCATCAATAATATTTGATCCTGCTGCAGTAGTTAATGTTAGATTTGGATAATTCGCTCCAGTTATTCCTGTAATAGTTCCAATCACTGAAATAGAAGCTTTATTAGCTACTTCGGCAATTACTTCTACATTGTTAGCAATAGATATAGTAAGGTTATTTGATGAATTTAGATCAAAGTTAGCATTTACAACTATAGTTTTTTTCAAAAACATAGAACTTTTTATTTCAAATGCTGTAATAATCGAAGGATCTGGCTCAGAGTTAATGGTTACTGTAGATCCTGACCCTGAAGTATTTATTAATGTACCGCCTAAAACATTTAATATATTTAAAGCAGGTGAAGCATTTCCAGAATCGGTTGTAAATGTATTAGCTAGAGTTCCAAGAGCACTAATAGTAAGGGTATTAGTTGCAGAATTACCAACTACTGACATATCTCCTGACCCAACAAGATTAATGTTAAATGTGCCATCTGGCCCAACAGCTCCACCACTATTTCCAGTAACAGTTTGAATATTACTAGAAGATGATCCTGAAATTATAAAATTACCGGATTGACTCATTGTATATCTCCTACTATATAATTATAAATTATGATCATTATCTTTTTCCATAATAAAGAGATACGTAAACTGAACCAGAAGATGGTATTCCTAATTGTTTTGCATAAAACTGTGTACCAACACTCAAGAACAATCCACTCTCAGTTGGATGATTAGTAGTTACATCGAGAAGCAAAAAAGATCCTGCAGCTATGGGGAAATGATCATTTATTCCATCATAAGATATCCATATAGCAGCATTAGTAAAATTTTGAACATGAATAATACTATTGGGTCTGGTTGTACCTGTACCTATTGGAGTATAGGTTGCTAAGATAGATGCGCCTGCAAGTTCTCTGCAAGTCTCAACTCTTAATTGCTTTCCTATAGACATAATATTCCTTATATAAATTATATTAAATAATAGGCTTGCTCATAGTTAGCAAGCCTATTATTTTCAAAAGTTGTAAATTGCTTCTACGCAACAGTCGTTACTGCAGTCCAAGTTGTTCCAGCGTTTGTATTCACATACATACGACTAGTTGTAGTAGAACCATCAGATCTTAAATACAGGCTACCTTTAGGAGCAGAGATAGTTGGGGCACCTGTTCCAACGTAAATACCTGCAGTCTGAGTTCCGTTGCTTAAAGTTACACCAGCAGCAGCAGTAGTTGTAACAGATACACCACCAGCAGCTGCACTAATTTGTACAGCATTAGCAGCTGCTTCGCCACCACTTATTAGAACTGAACCACTTGTATTTGTAATAGATGTATCAACACCAACTCCACCACCATCAGTGATAGCTGTAGATGTTCCTGAGGTAATAGCAACACCACCAACATCAGAGACTACTGCTATACTATCTGTTGAATTACCTTGTTGAGCGCGAATTCTAATTTTCTCCGAAGTTCCACTATTAGCATGTAAATAGATTGCATCAGCAGTATCTGCTGCTGACCTAGCTGTAACTACTCCAGCAGAGTTTATAAGAATTCCACCTTGTGAAGTATTTATGCTTATTGCCTCTCCAGAAAATAAAGAAGAAGCAATGTTGACTTGAGTTCCTCCGTCAATATCTATTCCACTGGTAGATTGCAGACTTACACCAGTGTTTCCAGTTAAAGTAATACCACCAAGAGTAGCTGTTAAATCAATTGCAGATAAACTACTACCTTGCTGTGAATGAAGCTTGAGTGTTTCACTTGATCCAGCGTCAACATGTAAATAAATTGCCTCTACAGCATTTAAGTTTGATTTAACAGTTACAGCATTAGTGTTTTGAATTGAGATTGGTTCTCCAGAACCACCAACAGCTTGGATAGATATCCCACCAGCACCTGCAAGTAAAGAAATAGCGTTTGCTATATTTTCACCACCAGAAATATTTACTGAACCAGCAGTACTAATGATATCGATATCAGCACCAGCAGCACCACCAGCAGTAATATCAATACCTGCTCCAGCTGTAGGGTTAGCAATAGAAATAGAGTCAGCAGCCGCTTCAGTTGCAGCTAATGAAATTGAACCGCCAGTTGCATTAAGTTGGATGTCTGCAGAAGCACCGATTACATTCCATGCTGATGTTAATACAGCATCAAATTGTACACCACCAGAACCAGCAATTAAGTTAACAGCTGAGCTCGCGGCTAAACCAGATTGAATCTGAATACCACCAGCAGTAGATGTAAGATCTAAAGAATCTGCTGAAGTACCCTGAGAAACCGTAAGATTCATTGTCTCTGCAGGTCCACCATTTGTAGAGAATGCTACAGCAGGAGCAGTGTTTGATGTAGAAGCAAATGTAATTGCGCTTCCTGAAGTAATATCAAAATCACCATTAATAATGGTATCACCAGTAACAGTAAGATTACTTGCTAGTACTACAGCACCCGTTACATTTAATGTGCCACCAAGAACAGTATTACCACCAGCGTTAACTGTTAATACATTACCTGAACCACCAGTAACGGTTAGTGCAGCTACAGAAGAACCAGCAGTAGCTGCTGTTGTCCAAGTTGCAGATCCAGCTGTCACACTTGTTAATATGAAGAAATCGTTACTTGCTTTATTAGTCCAAATTGTGCCTATCTCAGCATAATCAGATACCGTAGGGTTTCTAGTCGAAACAATTGGTTGAGGAGCAAGTTTCTGTAATGCATTATCTATCCCATATGCAACATTAGTTCTAGATTTTCTGTTTACTGCCATTAATATTCCTTATAGTAAGAATTGAATTTATGTCAGTAAACGAAATTAAGATTAATATGCAATATAATGTTGCAATTAAATGATAATATGATACTATGATAATATGATTAGATAGTAAAGAAAGTTAGAATGAAAACAGAAAATGTACGACTTAACATCCAGATAGATATTAATTTAAGAAGCGAGTTGAAGCAACAAGCTGCTAAGAGAAATGTACCTTTAAAGATAATTATAACTCGAGCATTAATGGACTGGCTACAAAAACAAAAAAAATACGAATAACAATCTTTGGGCCCGCTCGGGCCCACGCGGGGGGACTTATGGAAGATCTACTATCAGATATATTTATTACTTTACTGCTTCTATATTTTATGTATGAGGTAGGGCGTTTCAGGTAATTAAGTATCAACTTTCCTTTATTTTAAATCTTTTTCTGATTTATCAAATTTATCAGCAAGTTTATTTAATTTATTTATTGATGATAGAACGCCAGCAGTGCTATTTTTTGCTGCGGTACCAGCCATTTTCCATAATAGTTCTTTTCCTTCAGAGCTATTTTTTAAATGGTTTATAAACTTAGCTTCACGAACGCCAATATCAAATGCTCCTGATACGCCTCTAGCTGTTCCAAATGCCATTAAAGGTTTAGCGCCTTTTTTAATATAGGGTATGTCTGTAGCTTCTAAAAGAACACCCAATGCTACCTGTGTAAGTGGATTAGAAGCAATATTTACAATAGCATTTTTATTTTTAAAGTTGTCTACTATTGAAGAAAAACTGTTTTTCCAATTTGCTATTGAATATAACTTGTCAGCTTCTTTATATGCTTTTTTAAACTCTGGATGGTTTTTTCCTACCTCATCCAGTGCGTCAGACACAACATCTTTTAATTTGCTGTTAAACCTTGATTGAGCTGATTTACTATTTGGAACATATACACTATTAAGGTCTCTTTTTATATCATATAGCTTATCAGCTGTTAAACCTTGCTGTGACAATCTTCTCTTCATTGATTCTATATTACCAAGCACTTCTGATTTTTCTTTTGGTAGATATTGAGAGACATCACTCCCAGTAAATTTATCAGTAGCTTCTTTTTTAATCTTTTCTAAACTTGCGTTTCTTAATGTTTGACTTGATTCAGTAGCTTCTTTTTTAATATTTTCTAAATTTACTTTTTTTAATATTTGACCTAATTTAGAACTAGATTCTTTGGGATTTACAACAATTTTGCTGCCTTCATCCTTCATAGTATTAAACAATCCTTGTATATGCTCAGATCTAATCTTAGGCACTTTTCCAAGTAACTGTGCAACTTTGCCAAACCCTAGTGCTCCTAGTACTGATGATCCCAGTTGAGCACCTTTTCCAAGTCCCATACTGTCAGCTATTGACCCTGCCATGCCGCCCGAAAAATCAGCTCCAAGACCAACCATACTACTAGCACCCATCAAAGCCAATAAGGGAGCATTTCTAGCCGTCTTAAATAAATTTTCAGATACGACATTATCGCCTTTCATATTTTCTTTTCCGAAAATACTATCAACTAGCCCCTCATACGTAGGAAGTTTATCCATTACAGGTTTAACCTTATCTTCAATAGCCTTACTAAGACTAGGAGTCAAAGAATCGTTTTTTAAACCTACAAAAAGAGAGTCTCTTTTCTTTTTTTCTTCAGCAGAACCTCCTGATATAAAATTGCCTAATTCGCTAACAATGTCTCCTACCCCTTTTGCTGCTGATCCAGCTATGCCCATGCCCATATTACCTGCTGATTTAGCAGCATTCATACCTGTCTGTGCTGCTGACTTCATATAGCTTAATGACGAATCAGAATTAGATTGTTGATCATTAGGTAGTTGCTGTGAAAGTTTATACTTACTAAAGTCAACTGAGACTGGAGTATCTTTATTATTTTGTGAACGCTTATATTTACTAAAATCAACTGTTACTGGAGTATCTTTATTATTTAATGCCATTACTTCTCTTCCAAATAAATTTTTTCATTTGTTTCAGGATCTATTATATATACGTTACCAGTAGATTCTTCTCTGAATGCGTTTGGAGATTGCGCTTGTTGTTGCTGACCTTGCGCTTGTTGTTGTTGACTTGGTGCAAATTCAGAAGATTGCCCATAACTACTTAATACATCTTGAAGATTGCCTTCATTTAGTTGCTCACGTAAATCTAATGGCAATTTCCCGCCATATTGTTTTCTTATATCGTTGTAACGATCAGCTGTCTTAAAGACACCTTCACTTTCTTCAAGGATACTATTTATTAAAGCTAACTGAGTTCCATAAGGTTGATTAAGTTCAGGTTTAGCAGACTGCTCTAATTTTATCTTAAAGTTTGTTGGCTGCCCTTTTCTAGAATGAGCGACGGCAGATACTAACTTGTTAGAGTCTGCCATGTACTTTCTAATATCTTCATCTCGTTGAAAAATCTTTTGAAATTTTTCAGACAAGTGCCCTGAAAAGGTCGGCCATTTATCTTTGTTTTTAATTAAATTTTGTTTCATCTCGGAAGCAATTTTATAAAGATGGCCCGCATTCTTTTGATCTTCTGCTAATAATTTTAATTGAGGCTCTAAAAGTTTGCGCTGTGCAACTTCATCTTTATTTGATATTCCACTACCAGCTACTTTTCCCCTTACTATCTCTTTTAATATATCCGGATTGTCAAATCCGGATAAAGCTTTAGCTTCATCAGGACCATAGCCTAGAGCTTCAAGAGCGCTTGCATTTTTAACTTGTTGCCCCTGATTCGTCATGCTTCTCATTTTACCTTGGATCAATTGATTTAAACCTGAACCTAGCCCTGTAGCCATATCTTTTTGCCATTGTCCCATAGGAGACAATCCTTCTAAAAACTTAACCATGATTAACCTTTTCTTAATATATTGCTTGGGTTAGATAAAGTATTCATTACATTCATCATGGGACTATTTGGGGACAATCCAAATGGTTGTGTGTTTTGACTAAAGCCTTTTCCATACGTACTTGGATTACCCATTGTATTCATCATGCTTGTTACTGGATTATTCTGAAACTGAAAAGAATTAGTTGATAATTCAGGCATTTGACCTTGTTGACCTATATCTCCAGATCCACCGGCTGTATCTCCACTGTTACTATTACTAAAAAGATTCTTCATGAATTCCATGAATCGATTATTACTATCGCCCGAGGAGTCACCCATGCCACTCATCATAAAAGGAGCCATTTGCTGCATCATGCTCGGTGATTCTTGCTGATAAAATTGTTCATTTTGTGGCTGCATACCAAGTTGAAGTAAGTTCATCAAATTGCCTTGATTTAATCCTGCAAGAGATGAATCTAAATTTGATCCAGCTTCAGCCATAGAGTTTCTATAACCACTAGAAGTTAATGCATCCATTCCAGCAAATCGTTCAGCAATAGATGGCATTGTTTTTTGTTCGAAACCTCTACGAGCTTCGTTTTCCATGCCACCACCACCACCAAGTCCTTGAAGTGCTTGAGCTAAGAATTGATTTTGGGCCCCCATTTGTTGTTCATTAAATCGTGGTATTTGGGTAGTGCTTGCTGGGTTAGATTGGCCAAACTTAGCCATTAATCCGCCAACCGCAGGCTTTAACATTTTTGCTATTTGCATCATTGTCATTGGATCCATAACAACTTCCTTATTTATATAATTAATCCATGATAAAGGTACTCTATAATCTATATTAAAAAGTTCAATATAAAGGATAAGTTATGGCTGGCCCAATTCCATCAGAAAGTAATTATGGATCATTTGTAGAAACCACCAGTATATGGGATACATCCATTATTGAGGCTATTCCAAATATTGAAGAAGAGTTTTCTGAATTCTTAGTACAGCTCTATCAAAATCTTAATATCTTATCGATACAACTAAACTTAAAAGATACTGGTCTTTACCCAAATGATGAATTCTTAACCAATAAATTGTTCTTTCCCAATACCACAGAGACTAATCTAGACGTGAGTCAATCACAAAGCTACAGGTCCGTATTTCGCAAGGTAATTGATTTTGGTGCATTGCCTAACGCGACAACAAAAAGTGTCGCTCATGGCATCCTGAGTGATGTGATGCTTGTATCTATCATGGGAACCGCAAACAATGCTACCTTTGCAAGTAAAATACCTATTCCATACAGCTCTTCAGCAGCACTTAACCAAAACATTTCATTAGAAATGACAGCAACAAATATTGTTATTACCACAGGAACTAATCGAACTTCCTATACAACTTGCTACGTTATAGTAGAATACATAAAAACGTAATAACGATACCCTCTGAATTAGTGTTTTTCATTGAAGTATGTTACTCATATTGTAATTAGTTGCAATTGTACATCTTCTCCTTTTTCCCTTTTGAGATAGACGTGTTAACACCTTGTGTGTCAGGATGTTTATCTCAAAAGGGAAAACTTATTTAGACATATAGGCAGCAAAGAAACCTGCAACTGTAGTACATAAAGAAACTCCAGCTGTTATTAAGATACTATATTTTTTAGACATTTTTTTCTTCAATCTCTCTTCTTGAGATTTTAATAGTTGAAATCTATTATGAAGCTGTTTTTCTTTACTTTCAATTGCTTGATGAGCTGATTGAAGCATCAAAGAGTGAATTCTAATATATTTAGATTCAACAGGACTTTCATCTCCAGACTTAATCCTTTTTAATTCAGTTATCGCGTGATTACCCTGATGCAAAGGAGAGTTTTTTTCTTGTCTTAATAACTCTTTTAAGAAGGGCTTAATGAAAAATGACTGTGATTTATACTCTAATGGATAATAAGTAGAAATAGCTACTTCGGCAAGCGATTCAGAATCAGAATCAGATGATTCTGATAAAACTAAATCATTTGAAATTGAGGTAGATTCAGGGACAACAATAGATAACGAAAAAGGATCACTCGGTCCCTCAAATCGATCATCCATCGAGCAGATAGGTAAAACACAAAAAAACAATACTAATACTTTTCTCATAAATATTCCTTATTGTAATCTTGACCCCGTAGGGTTCGAATAAAATGTCATTGCATGAAGCTCAAATTCTGACCATGCAATATCACTATTTAATAATTGATCTTCATTCATATATAAACGCAACTGAATACACTCACCATTCAAATTAGTATAAATAGGATGCCATAGTCTTTTCTGGCTGCTTTCTAAAGCATTTAATTCATAAGGAGTTGTTTCCAATATGCCAGTACCCAATAAAGAACCTGTTGCATCACCACCACTTAATAGTGAATGATTAGAAGATGAAGCAAAATAATCTACAGTAAATTGCCCCTTAGCAGTTCTGTCGACTAAGAAATCTACTTTGTTAACCGAACAGTTATATCCTTGCTTGATATAAAAACTATATTGTTTGGTCAATATATCGATATTGGATACACGAGTTACGGTTCCACCACCAGTATACACACCAGTAAATGTCAGATTTTTAACCGTAATAGTATCTTTATTCACTACTGTATTTACTGCATAGAAACCATTAGCGTTTGTTACTCCTTGAGAATTTTCAATAGCAATGTAATCACCCTCGCCATCATTTCCAATGACAAGATTATGATTCATAATAGTTAATGTAAGAATGGAAGATGCGTAACTCATACCAGATATCTGTAAGGATGGAGCATTACGCGTTGAATTAATATCAACAATAAAAGTAAAACCTTGTTGATTACCGGCAACAACAGACCTGTAGTTTTCTTCATATTGTTGACCAGCCCATGTCTCTACTGAACTTTGCCAAGTTTCTTCCATGGTTTCCCATGTAAACGAAGTATTAGAAGATTGCTGAAAATATCCAAATACTGTAATCGAGTCATCATTTATAGCCCATGAATCAGTCTTATAGTTGTAAACTAAAGTTTTATTTGGAAATGGGTGGTCCGAGTTTTGTAGTATATTAGGATAGGTCCAATATACCATCTCTGAATAAAAGTCTCTTACCCCATGTACCCGCTTAACGCCATCATTATCATTATTAATATTAAATACTTGATTAGGAATCTTATCATCGAGACGTTCAACGTTAGTTCCGCTGCATCTTACTATGCCTACATGGCCTATACCAAATACTGACTTATCAAATGGAATAATAGATCCAGAAGACTCAGCGCCGAGTTCAGTATTAATTTTTTGCCACTTAAAAGGCAGAACAAAGTTACCGATATATACTAATTCCCATGTACTTTTTTCGAAGAATACAATAAGTCTATCTTTAAGGTATTCAGCACCAATTATAGCTTCTTTCGAAGTAGCATCAATAAATCCGCCTTTACTACCCTTGGTATCATACCAAGCTTCTGCAGCTAGAGGACTTCCAGCTTGAGAGAATCGACATCTATTTCTAAATGAAAAGTCAGATCCTCCAACGTTTTCTACTGTATTAAACATAAGCAATCGTCCCTTAAAAGGGATAACGATCTTAGCAGTTATAACATGGTCTGCGGCTACGTTTATATTTGGAGCGAATTTATTCCAATTGGATCCATCATACGTACGTATACCGTCAGTATTATTAAAATTCGTAACAAACAAAAGATAGTTATAACTTTCTGCACCTCGATAATTAGTAGCATAAAAGAATTCAGAATCAGTTGCTGTCCAAGTTGCAGCACCAGATACAGCCTCAGATGAAATACGTTCCCACCCAGTTGCTCCATATCCATAAGCAAAGTTTCTATCAAATGCAATAACAGTCTCTGCATTAGTAGCTATATTTTGATACGTCACAATACCCAAAACAGGTGTCGATGGATAAAAGTATATATCGCTACCAATAGCACCAGTAAATACGTATGCTCCGGTTGTTGTATTATAAGTTCCTGTAACTGTGCCAGTTGTATTAAGCAATACTGCTGGAGTGCCACTTACATTAGCGGTAAAAAGTTGATTACCAATAGAGAATTGTTGACCTACAGATGGAGTAGGTCCAGATGGAACAGTAGCAGAAGGCGTAGTAGTTAAATTAATTTTTAAACGCGAGCTATTAGCTAGAAATGAAGATGAGACAGGGCTACTAGCCTCAATAAGTCGACCACCAAATCGTTTACGTACTCTTCCACGAAAGACATAAGCATTTTTGAGCATCTGAAATGCATTATCAGGAATTAACCAAGGCCTTACATTTGTCTCTTGACCAGCTGATAATGGTGCAATCATAAAACGATCAGTAGGTCTCATACTATCTCCCTAATATCCTATAGCAAACCAAGTAAATTCTTGAGCAACTCTTGTTCTTGTTGATTTTTGAATATAGGTAACTACATTCATACTCGCATTAGCATATTGAAAAACTCTTGTAAATCTATCAGTTGATTCAGAACTAGGAGAGGATCCAGACACTGTTGCCGTTACCGCATATGCAGTTAAGATTCCTGTAGGAAAAGCTGTAGTAAATGTAACTGTTGATAAACCAGCAGCATCAGAAGTAGCTCTACCCCATTTTATGATGATTCCAGAAGGAAGTGTCGTAGTTCCATTAGTTGTAGATGTAGTAGCACTTGTAAAATTACTCTCTGCTCCTGAAGATTCTTTTCGCATAAATAATTGAGAAGCACCACCTACTAATTTTGCATATAATGCAATCTCAGCCGCTCCTGTTGCAGGTGCTGCAGCTTGATTAGGCATAGTCACCCATTTGTGCTTACCTTCATCAGCAGCGCTAAATGTTCCATGATTGATATCAATTAACTGCTTTAATGCCTGAAAGTTAGCTAGCAATGCTGCTTGAGAGTCTTTTATCTTGTCAGTAGACTGTGGAATATTGTTATTATAACTCATTGCTGTGGTCCCTCTATAATATATTTAAAATTGACCGTTTCCATTGCCTAGCCCACTACCATAGGAACCACCATTATTATTCTCAGTATAGATAGTTGATGTCCGCTGAGTAGTTTGCTGAACAATAGTTCTTCGATTAATCAAAGTTTCTTGTTTTTTAAATTCAGGCATAATCATCTGAACACTTTCCACGTCCATACGATCTTCAAACACCTTTTTAGAAGCTCCATATGCAATGTATTGCCACCACTCATTTAGATCAGGATTCTGAGAAGCGCTTAAAAGCTCAGTTGGTTGCCTAAATACACTCATTTGAATCTTATATGGTTGATCAGGAACAGGACGAACAGTAAATTTATCATCAAAAAACAGTATTGCTTGAGGTCTTGCTGGCTGCAAAGGAACAGTCTGACTGTTTATAACTGCACCACTCTTTGGAGCTGATGTAAACGTAACTACGTATTGTCCAGTCACATAATTAATATAATTACTAGCATCTTGAACTGTAGTAGATGTAGGTGATCCGCCAGCCACATATAGATTTCCAAACGTAGGATTTATAGGATAATCGATCATCGATAGACCGGCATTGTTGGTACCTATTGAATCAAAAAGCACATTATTTTTTAGCAACACTGCTGAATTCGTACCGAATTGCTGAGCATTAATAAATCCATTAAATGATGTAATGGTTCCATTACCAACGCTACCTACCGAAGCAATATAGTTAATCTTAGGATATAGATTAAAGAACTGCTCTTGAGACTCAGAAAATAATGCTTTATAACCAGCTATATAAATAGGAGGCTCAACGTTTATATACTTATTTTTAAAGTTATATAATGGATCAGTAGCCGTAGTAGATGTTTCATATACATCTTGATATGGATTAGTATAAAATTCAAAAGTAGTTTTCAGGTTAAACAGTCGTAAATGCTCAGGGAAATCAAATAGTACAAACGTATTTATATATTGATCTAAATCAGCATCCGACAATATGCTTGTAGACAAACTTCGTGTTAATCTACGTACTTTTTTTCTTATCTCAGTTAAGGTTGATATAGCCACATTAAACTCCCATAGTTAATTCAGTCGTATACTACCATCTCTACCTTTATCTGCCATACAATTTTCACTAGACTAAAACATTCTGTACTGCGGCTGTTAACATGCTGTTTATTTCACCAATAGGTACCACGTTAGGATATTGATAATTTAAAGGAAATGTAGTTGGTGTTATATAAATATCAAATTTTGAGGTATCAATGTCTATAGTAAAAGTAGTATTACCAGTTACAGTAATTACACCATACAAACTGTCTGCTTGTACGATACCATAACCAAGAGGTATGTGGAGTCTTGCTACGGTGCCTGTCAAATAACCATGATTAAACGTTGTTGTTACTTCAGCGTTTAGCATATTGGTAATATTATTTATAACTCTCATCGCAGGTTTATAGGTCGGATTCTCTACAGCTAATATAGACATATTATACCCTTTTACTTAAATTGCAGTTGGCACATCATCAATATCAACAAATTCAAGACTCTGGAAACTGCATCGTCTTATTTTTTCAGATATAGTGGTGACTGGACGACCTTGATCATCATTCTTGTAATTGTATGATGGGTACCAGCAATTAGTATTTAGATGCTTAGCTACTCCAAGCGGAATTGAATACGTTTCACCATCAACCAATGTATAAGTTTTCAGTTCATCACCTTTGTATTTTCTAAATACAAATTGCAGTTGACCGCTAGGTAATTCATGGAATCTAAAGATGCCTCTTACTATTTCTCTTTCTTTTTCACGTTGAAAATTTAAATTTTCAATTGGACTAAATTTTTCTTTTTTCATTTCTAATTGCTGTGCCATAAAAGGTCCTTTTTATAGAGGAGCCCAGTGTATTATACTGGGCTCCATTCATTTTAAATTCAATTAACTTAGTTATTATCTACGCTAAATGATTTACCTGCAACCCAATACATTACTTCGTTGAATGCTCCGCCAGGGTTGTTTAAACCGCCGTCAAGTTTCATACCGATATATCCTGTATTAACTGTTGCACCACTACTACCGTCTACGCCTGAAGCTATAGACTGAGCTAAATCTTGACCGATTGGAATTACTTCAGCAGCTGTGAAAGGAACAGCAGCTGTTAAAGGCCATGCAAATGCAGTAAATGCAGATGAATTGATATCAACTGTAACTGTATTACCAGTTGTAGCAGTAGTATCAATAGCTGTAATTGTACCTGACAATCCATCCATTTCGACCATGCCATAAGAAGCCGGCACTACAAATCTAATCTTTTGTCCAACTTTATAACCATGTGTTACTGACATAGTTACAACAGCTGAATTAGCTAAAGAAATCTTTGTAATGAAACGACGACGTGGATAAAAGATAGGATCAAATCTAACCTTTCTCCATGAACCAGTCGTACCAGCGATGATTTGTGACATATAATCAAGAGTGAATGTAATAGCAGTCAAAGTGTTATGTCCAACTGTAAAGTCGAATCCACCCAACTGTTGAGCACCCGTTACATTGATAAATCTTACAACATCACCAGCAGATAAACCATTAGAACCACTATTGGAAGTAAGCGGAATCGTAGCAGCTGATACAGCTGTAACAGTTGTATTTAATACTCCTACTGGATTTGATGTACTATCAATTAATGAAAATCCATTTGTTGTAATTAACGTCTCTAAGTTTGCAGCGTTTGCAGCGTTAGATTTTAATGATGACCATTTAGATCCATCTGCAAAACCACGTTGCCAGTAGTATTTAACTCCTCGCGCTGTAGTTTGTGCCGCAGCAGCAGCAGTAGCGTTATAAACCATCATCCAGTCTACATCAGAACGCAATTCTAAGAACTTAGCCGTTCCATCAGACGTAAAACGTCCTTGTTGAATTATAGTATTATCCATGATATCTCCCTATGATAATGTGCAACGAAGATTCAGAACCCAAAGATCATTTAAGATTCTAGGAACTTCCGCAAACTTATAACCAACTGAAGCATTTAATGCTAAAGGTCCATCATAAATTGGCGGTCTATATATAAATTGAGCACTATATTCATCTTGCTCAATACAAGCATAAGCTTCCATGCCAACTATAAAGTTATTATAAACATCTTTACCAAGGTTTGATGCAGATGCTGTCTTAGAACCAACAGATGATATTAAGAAACGAACGCTACCAATTGCGCCCCACTCTGAACGCAATGCATTCATAGGTGCAGGATATTGGTTCTTCTGGATAAATCCATCAATAGAGTCCATATCTTTAGTAAGATCCGTGTGAGAAAGCGAAAAATAAGCTTCTCGAACTGGAGCTGTACCAAATTTATCGTCACCCTCAATATTGTCTAAAATTGTATAGGCATTACTTCCTAACAATGAGCGTACAACATCATCAACGTCTGAACGAGTCAATTCTGTTGGACTATCACCATTAACACCACCAACAGCGTTGATAAATGCAGCTGTTCCAGCAAGCATATCACGTGTCAATTGATCTTCAGTTTGACGAAGTGAAACAGCAAGACGAGCTGCAGCTTCATTCAAAACGGGATCTTGATTTTGAAGTGTAACTTGCTCGTTCAAAATTACATAAGTTCCATAAAATGAAATCTTTGCGTCTATGTCGACCGCAGTTAAATTTTGTGCACGAGGCGTGACACCAGTAGTTCCTAAAGGAACCATCGCAGTAGCAAGTGGATTATATCTACGCATACGTAAAGTAGTACCACCATTTCTAGGGATACTTTTTAGTACTGCAGGTATTTTAAAAATTAAATTTGGCACTGACACAGATAAAAGCTTTAAGGAAAAGCTTAACTGAACCGGTGCTGGTAAGGTAACACTTGTCGTTATTGACATATTTTTCCTTGAAATGAATTAACTAATTGCTAACCACCTTAAGTTGGACGAATTCTTAACAAGGCTTTTGCGTCCGGAATATAGAGTTGAGCGATGTCTCTATGTTTTATTTGCGCTCAGATATAGAGTTGAGCGATGTCTCTATGTTTTATTTGCGCTCAGAGATAGTTATAGACAAGTTTCAGGATAAATCAACCGCAAATAAGTAATCTATTCAGTCAAATTTCTTAAAAAAAATTTCCACAGAACACCGCTAAGCATCCTGTGGAATTATTTAATCAGTTTTAGAAGTAAATCTGACACGAATAGTATACTACATTGCGCGTCTTGCTGCACTCATTTCTCTTAATAATTGTGATTTTAACTCTTCTGTAAGACCATTTGCAAACGCATTGGCCTTAGATAGTGGTGTATCACCCTGCTGAGGATTAACCGAGGTTAAAGGTCTAGGCTTTTGAGTATTAGCCATAGCTTTAACTCTATTATCTCTATGAATGTCATCCCTATAGATACCAAACTTCTTCATAATTGCATAAGCTGATGATGCTTTACTATACATATCTGATGTATCTCTTAAGGTTCGAGCTATTTGAGGGAACTGACTGTTAAGTATCGCTACATTTTCATCCGATACAACTTTTTCAAAATCAGGGAACTCTTGTCTAATTTTAGACTCTACAGAAGTTTGTTTAGATTGTGACTCATAGTTCTTCAGCTGCTTTTCAAGTGATTTAATTCTATTTGTAACTTTTTTTACATAACGACCTTCAACGAGATCGTCTTCATTAATATTAAAATCAATATCATCATCAACTGGTTGTTCTTCAGGCTCTTTTGGATTCCGTGAATTGTTTTGATGTTTTTGATAGTCCATCATTTGCTGAAATATAAGATCACGTTCACGTTCTGCTTTTTCTTTAGCATCTTTAATATATTTAAAGCTTTCTTTAGCAGATGGCTTCACACCTTGTGTGTTCACACCTTGTGTGTTCACACCTTGTGTGTTCACACCTTTTTTGTTCGCACTTTGTGTGTTCGCACTTTGTGTGTCATCACTTTGTGTGTCATCACTTTCTGAATTTAAATATTCTGTATCATCATCTTGTGTGTCTTCTTGGCTTGTAGATGATGAATTAGAAGAGTATTCTTCTGTATTATTTGCTTCTTGATTTTCGTACGTTTCTTCTTGAATTGTATTTTTTTCTTCCATATGTTTATATACCTCTTTTGGGACTTGATCAGGGACATTGATTTCTTCAGGTAATGGCTGCGCAGCTATTTCTCTTCTTGTAACAAGTTGAGTTTGAGCATGATAACCGTTATTTATTTTTTTTGAAATAGACATACTATCTGCCCTCTAAAATTATACCATGATTCATGGTTTCACCATTAAATTTCTTAGCCATTCTAAAAAGAGTTCCATCATCAAAATCAAGAACAAACTTTAAGAGTCCTAGCTCGGATGGGACAATTAGATCCCTGTTTTCTTTAAATGTTTCACATGTTTCCTTATCAGGAACAACCCATAGAAATTCTACTGTTTCATTTATATGGTTGTATCTATATACGGTCTGATCATAGAAAGGAGTCGGGCAAGTTGAACGAGGTATAAAGTAATTACGTAACACATTCTCTAAAAGCTTTTCTTTTTTAACGAGTGCCTCTATGAAGAAACTGCCCTCGAAAGCAGCTGCATCCTTACAAACTTCATGACCCTTCACACTTGAACAATCTATTTGTTTTTTGGCATGATTAACACACCAAGACAACTCTTCAATATATTCCTTCTCTGAGGCTCTTTGAATCTCTCGCGGGTCAGCCTTTCCTGAACCTTTATCCCAAGCCTCTGAAGCTATCTTACCCATATTCTGATGCGCCATATAGTTCCTTCTTTACAAGTATTCATAACTTTCTACGAAGTATAGGAAAAATTACTTAAAACAAATAGGGAAACATCAACTGGTACATTTTTAATTCATAGAAGTTTACTAAGTAATGGAGGAGGTATATAATTATTTCATTATATACATACAATACGGAAGACGTAAAAGGAATCTAGTATGAAAGAAAGATTATTTAGATTTACAGTTGATCTGCCAATAGAGCTTCATCAAATGTTAAAGAAGTTTTCAGTTGATTTGCAGACATCTATGAGAAATGTAGTAATCGATGCAATAAATGAAAAAATAATTTATTCAAAAATTGATAAAAAAGTAGAGAATAAAGAAGCAAAAGTAAACAACTCTATAGTGTCCAAATCTATTTAAAGGTATCAAATGAAAAAATTACTAATGATCGCTCTATTATTAAGTATTGCAGGAATTAATTCTTGTTCAGAAAAAACTTATACTCCTTGTTCAACTGATGCACCTATAGAAGATGAAAAAGAGAATAAGTAAATAAAAAAGAACACACCTTGCATTTTCACGCAAGGTGCATTTACACAAGGTGCATTTACACAAGGAGTATTTACACAATATGTATTTACATAGGGTGTATTTACATATCATAGTTAAGTTCTGGAAGCTTTGACTTGATCAATGCGTACAAACGAACGTTCTCAGGATTAGGTAAACCATTCTTAAGTAGTAACTGATTCTTGATCATGCATGCCTTAATATCTTGAGGTAATCTTGCATTGTCCATATCACGATATTGACATATATCAATAAATCTTTGAAGTGCCATAGCTGTAACACTGTCACGTTTTTTAAATCCATCATATAGCATACGATCTAAGCGTTGCTTTAATAAAAGCTCTTTATTAGAAAGTGTCTCTTCACCTACATCATTATCCCGCAACGCATATGTTGCTACTATAGGGGGGCTACTAGTTTCTGAGGAATACAAGGTAGATAAGGAAAGAAAAGCAATTACCCACTTAACTACTACTAATTTTTTAAACGTCATAATTATTTCTTCTTTTTGGTTGGTTTTTTTCTTAATATTTTAAAATGCTTGGACATTAAAAGGGGGACGGTTGTCCCCCTAAATTCTATCTAGTTCTATATGCTCTTTGAGAAAGTAGTTGCTCATCAATTCGTCTTTGAAAAGCAGTCTTTTTATCTTTCATGTTCGTAGGCATACCTAATAAACGCCAAGCTATTTTAGTGGCTTTTTTGTTAGGTCGAATCGTAACTGGCATAATTACTCCTGAAATCTAAAAGTTAGTATTTAGACTTTGAACGATTACGATTTGCACCCTTAACATCAGCATCAATTTGTTCATCGATACCACTTAATTTATCATTTAATTCACGACTTTTAAAATAATCATTACGAGGCCACTCTTTCATGATAACTTTATCCGGCAAATTAGCAAATCCTAAATGTTCACCTGAAAACATTCCTTCTGAATGTGAAGTCATTTCTTTATCACCTGAATGATAACGTTTCTTTTTAGCCATAATAGACTCCTTAGTTAAAAATTGCAGTCATAAAAAGACATGCAAGGTTATAAAATAATACCTCTATTTAACATATCTCAAGATCTTTTAAGACCTGAAATATTAAATAACACTGACATCATAATCAATAAACAAATGTTTTCAACATGAATGTTCTCAACATGAATGTTTTCAACATGCATGTTTATTGTTGGTCACGTTCTATTTTATCTTCTCTTAATGACTTCATCATTAAAATAAGTTTTTCTAGGTGAGCTACATCGAGGTCATCAAGTTCTTTAAGAGTTTTTGCTTTATCAAGTTCAGCAGCTGCATGATCACGTTCAGCTTCAGCATGACGTTCAAGTGCAAGCGCTCTATTTTCAGGAATACGAGATAATCTTTCTTCTCCAAGACCTTTGTCTGCAAAGCTACGAGAGTTAGCAAGGTTGGTACGAGCTGCTTGTTCTTGCATCTGTGATTGCATTTGTTGTTCCTGCAATTCAGATTCTTGTTTCGCTTGAGCTTCAGCATTCTTAATAATCTTATCCTTGCCTTGAAGAGTAGAAGCTTCTAACAGATCTTTAGTTGATATAGGAACGCCAACCTCTTTGAGATGTAACATCTGAGCAAACTGCATTTGACGTTGAGTCGTAGTGTTTAATCCATCTTCAATTGCCGAATCATAACGTCCAAATGATTTGTTGTAAAACTGAGATGTAGGCTCATCTTCAATGATTCGTTTAATTTTTCCGGGCGTAAAATTATTCTGAATAATATTAATCATAATCTTACCTAGTTGCTTCTGTGATCTATCAAGTTGATCAAAAAGAACCTGTAAAGTAGTTAGACCTGCACCTTGACGCAGCATAGAAAGAATTCCAGCCTTATCATCAGTAGCCGACCCAAGTAACTCTTCATTTACACCACTGATCTCTTGTATCTCTTGTCCAAGAATTTTGGATAGCTCGATCATTGATGGTGGAATCTGTGGAGGTTGAATTTGTTGAACGTCAGTCATCTGAGCGTCTTCTTTAAGAGCCAAGCCACGACCTTGTCCACTCATGAACACATCTTTAGGATTAACTAATGAATTCTCTTTGTAAATCCAACCAGAGTTGATCTGACTTTCAAGTATATCTAATTCAATAATCTTTCTACGATTATAAAGATACTGTGCATCTCTTAGTCCACGAACTACACCTTGTATTCTGTAAGAGAAATGAGGCATCTGTGGATTGTAGTAGCCAAGTACAGGTACAAATGGATATACATCGATCCCTAAAGGGTTGGGGCCATCATAGACAACCTTACCTTCAACAACGATAGCTACTTTAACCGTTGGAATCTCTTGTTCAACTATAGTGAGTGCAGGATATGCATCTAAAAACAAAGCTAAAGATTCATCATCATTACCTGTCCATTCTTGTGTCTCACCAGTTTCTGAATCGATAAGCATCTTTTGAACTCTGTAATCTTTGTAGTAAAACTCATCATATGTCATGAGATTTTTATAGCCATAGTTATAAGACTCTGGCATAAATTGAAACTTACCATCACGGCCTGTCCCTGCAGCAGTAGGAGTAATATCCATAATCTCATCAGCTTGGCCAGGTAATAATGATAAAATCTCACGCTTAGATAAAAATGAACGTTTCCATAATCCATTACAGTCAGACAAGTCTGATTTTTTAAAAAATGGATCAATTAAAAATGAATTATAAGAACAGTTATCTACTTTAATGTTACCTGATACTGGATCAGATCTGTAATCTACCCAGACTTGCAGTAAATTTAAACCAGTAACAAGTGCACCTTGAAATGATTCTGAAATAGTCTCTAAAACACTCTCTTGATTGTTAGACCAAAGCATCACCTTGGTAAACTGATCGGCAGTCTTAGCATCTCCATTCTCTACTGGCACTACAATGGTAGATTTACGCGTACGTCTTTGATGACCAGAAATCATATTGATGACACGCCGGATGCGATTAAAGTTGAATTGTTGTCGACGATTAGCAGGAAGGGTACTGTATATATCATTCCAAAGAGTTTGATCACCAGCTTCAAACCTTGTGTCTGTATCAGCCTCGGACCAAAATGATTGATTGATAGTGATTGATTCAGCATAGAAATTTTCCATGCGTTTTAAAATTCCTTGGTGCTCTTCACTATGATATTGGTTCGGAAGCTGAGGGAACAACATAGAAAAAACTCCTAATTCATTATTTTATATTAGCAACATCTCAGTCGCTATTTACTCATACAAAACATACTATTTAGTTATTTTTTTTGTACAAGGAATTAACAATCATTTGTTATATCTAACTTTCATTCTTCGCTTCTTACTTTTCAAAATTGGTATACCTACTTGCTGATCATTATATTTTGAAATACCCATAGATACTATAGATAATACCATTTTCGTATCCTTATCAACTATCATAATTTTACTAGCTATCTCGTCAGGAACACGCTTAAAACAAACATTTTTCTTACACATCAAAGAATCTTGGCATGAGCTATCATGAGGATGTAATGCACGATTAGACATTGCAGCATATTGCTGATCAAACGAATCATTAAAAGGTTTTAAACGATTAATAGCAGCAAGATCTGGCTGGACCATTTTCGCCCATTTCGCCCATTTTTTCGACCTGTTTTCAACTATCATAATTTTACTAACTATCTTGTCAGGAACACGCTTAAAACAGACCTTTTGCTTGCAAATTAAAGGATCTTTGCATGGGCCATCATGAGGACGTAATGCACGATCAGACATTGCAGCATATTGCTGATCAAATGAATCATTAAAAGATTTTAAATCAGCAATATCAGCACTATCTTGCTGGACCATTTTCGTATTCTTATCAACTATCATAATTCTACTAACTATCTTGTCAGGAACACGCTCAAAGCAGACATTTTTATTACACATCATAGGATCTTTGCATGTGCTATCATGAGGACGTAATGCACGAGCAGACATTGCAGCATATTGCTGATTAAACGAAGCATTAAAAGATTTTAAACGATTAACAACACCACTATCTTGCTGGACCATAGGTGATTTACTACCATGTTTGATAGAAATTGGAGTCAAAGGGTCATCCAATGCAGAGCTTAAACCTTTCGTGCTAATAATAAACCTACTCTTAATCTTATAAAGGACTCTAAATAGTAAATTACATACCAGACTTAATATATTACTCATTTAACAAAATCCTCTTCTTTAAACTTTTTAACATTCTGCAAGTTAACCTGATAAGCTTCTTCATCTAAAGGCCTACTTGATCCATACTCTTTATCTCCTGCTTCATAAACATCTGCTAACGAAATCTTTTCCATTTGATGATGATTAGGATCTTCACCAAATGGAAGAGCGTACAATATCTCATAAACTTTTTCGAGGATACATTCTTTATCATTTACCAACAGCTTAATACGATTCTTTAATGCATAACTCAAAATTAACTGCAAATAACGACGCTTCAGCTTCTTTAATGACTTCTCATCTCTACGATAAAATGGAGGAGTTAAATGAAACTTTTCATTCTTAAATGTAAGATCATAATTCTTTGCAGGCTCAGACAATATGCCATACAGTACACTATAAACACCTTCTAGCCCACTATCCAACTGTTTTAAAGCAGCATCCAACTTTTTATATTCTTCTATTAACACAATTCTCCTTTGTATATTAATACCAGTATTAACACACTAGTATGGTGGTAAATCATTTCTAAATATATTTGGCATATTTGATTGGTGTCCATAACGAGCTTCGTTATATCTATCATCCAAATCCTTAGCAGATGATCCATCTCTGGTTTTAGAAATATTGGCACATAGATATCTCATACTGTCCGCATAATGAGAAGCCCAGTTATGCAACGGTCTTCCTTTATATACTCTTCTCTTAACATCAAACTCTTGTCTATAGTTTTCTAATGACTTAATAAGATCAGCACAATTTCTCTGATCAATCCAAATCTTATTAAATGAACTACGTACACACTCTATACCATCCATAATATTGTCAGCTCTTCCAACTACAAATTTAACACCAAGCTGTCGAGCTTTCTCCAGTCGAGTAATACCTGTCCCCAGTTCAGCAACCTTTATATCATGAGGAGCAAAATGCTTACCATAACTGTAAGGTTTACTCTCAAGAACTCTAACGTAATGCTCTAAGCCTTCTTTGTTATTGTCATAACAATCTATTATGCGAACAGTTTGCCCAATAACTTGAAAAAAGATGATACATGTAGAATCTGACATACCAAGATCCCATGCAGTCGACACCGGAAATCCATTTTCCCATGGAACCTGTCCGATCTGACCCTTTTGCCTCATAACATCAAGATATTTAGTATAGTATGACCCTTCGATACCCATATCAAAGCTACAGTAATACTCTTGCTGAATAAGATCTTCAGACATGAGTCCTTCACGACGCTCTCTGTCTATCTCTTCCATGGGGATATGATCTGTATCACTTAAAGAAAGCTTGTAAGCAAACCAGTCATCAGAATTAAGAGCAATTTGGTAAAGCTCCCACAAATGATTCTTGCCTCTTGGTGTAGATATAAACAAAGCCCAACCGTCGTTAGCAGCAAGAATAGGACGAATGAATTGATACGCTCGAGGATCCTGTAATGCATACTCACTAAATATAACTCCATATGGATTTGTACCGACTAAAGAATTTCCTGACCACATCTCTTTTCCATTACGGCGAACTTTAATAACACCTGACGGAACAGAAACACAGTAAACCTTACCTCTATAATTAACTTTATGAATATGAGATTTACTTGATGCGCTTTTTAATCTTTTAAATTTAGACTTACGGACACGTAGTTTATACAATATATGTTTAGCTTGTATCAATCTTTTTCTTATATAAGAATCTTTTTGTTTTCTAATTGAAATGTTTCCACTCAATCCCAGCTTAATAACAATCTCTTGAACATCATCAATCAGTTGTTTTGAAGTAGAATAATATGCCGTATATGCATTGTTACGTGTTCTATCTCCTAAAATAAGCCAATCAAATAATATCTGTAAGTATTTTTTACTTAGATTCTTTATATCTTTTGGTATAAACCTTGTTGGCTGATTACCAAACTTGGCAAAGTAACCATACATTTGATTACATTCTATTGTAAATCTATCTTTACCCTCTTGAAAATTAATACCTATATCTTGCAACAATGATCTTATTTTATTTCGACCATGCTCTTTTGTCTGGGCTATAGTTATACGATTAGTTTTACAATCTTGATACGTACTTCCTTGCCCAAGGAATATACCCAAGAATGCAACAAAGTGGTCCATCTTCATAGATCTTTCTTCTATTCTACCACGAGCATATGAAGACAGTTTTACCTTGGGAAATACGAAAACATCTTTATTTATAGTGGATGACCAATTAGATTGCGATGGGATCATATCATGACGAATTGTTGGATCACTTATTTCTTTGAACTTATAAAACCCCTTACCAGACTTTACAAACAATCTATGATTAGGAGTTACTCTAAAATCCATACTAGTATTGCTAATGGCATACAATTCACCATCATAATCATATTCCATATGTTCTGTTGGAGTATGATATTCTAAGTATCCATCAACTAATGTGGCTACTTTTTCTGATTGATCTAGATCCTTAAACAGTTTCCAACCATTTTCAGACAGTATTTCTGTTTGATCATCAAAGCAATCATAATTATCACTTCCAACCAATTGCAAAAGAGACCCATTTCTAAAACGAATCTTCATCTCTTGGCCATTCTTAGACGTTATCAACTCGTCAGGTATATAGTCCAAGATACGCTTGCCTTCATTGGTAACACTATCCCAAATTACCTTCTTAGCTTGTGCATATGTAGGAAAAATATAATACACTACGCAAACCCTTAAAAGACATTGCCTCATTGCCAATTGGAATGCAGTCATATCTTTTCCACTACGTCGAGGCATTATCGCTACAACACGCTTATAACCCTTGTTCTCTATAGCATCAAGAATCGGAAGCTGATAATCCCTAGGAACAAACTGATTGAGATGTATAGCAGACTGTACCGGTAAACCTTTAATAGGCTTGATCATCCAATTCCTTTTAAAGTATATGGTTAACTTATATCCCCTACAGGGGAGAAAGAATAGAGTTGAGAACGGTTAATTCAAAAATCCTGTAGGGGAAAGAAGAGACTTATAAAGAGTTATTAAGATCAGGCTCAACTGACTTGTCAGGAGCTGACTTGTCAGGAGCTGACTTGTCAGGAGCTGACTTGTCAGGAGCTGACTTGTCAGGAGATTTTGGTGTATTTTCTTCACAGTAGAGGCACGGGCATTCTTGAATTAGCCCGCCTGCTTTAAATCTTTTAAACATTGCATCTACATTATCAAGGTTTGCTTTACTATCTGGAAATAGATCATAACATAAAGGGTATGAACGATGAGTAATAGATAAACCAATAGCTATATCTTTATGAAGTTTATTAAATGTGTGTTTTTCAAGATCAGTAAAGTTTTTTAAATTAGAAAAATCCATTTCATTGACTTCTTTAACTGCTTGATCAAGGTAAGCAAAGGTTAAAGAAAGAACTTTTTCTAATACTGGTCTAACTTCTTCAACTGTTAATTGTTTTTTTTCCATCGTATTTTCCTTTAAATATTACTTAATTAATCTAGTGAAATTTTTACTCTTCATACTAGCTTGATATGCTACCTCTTCTGGAGTCTGCTTTTTAGGAGCAACCTCTTTCTTGCTTGGTTTTTCAGGTACTCTATCAGATGATGGAAATTTATTCATATATACATTCACATCGCTATTCTGATTCTTGGTCTCTATTTGCCTCAATGAAGAATGATATTCTCTTGCTTCTTTCCATTCAGGGTCATAAGCATGCATATTATACAAAACTGTCCCAGAATCAAGTTTACGTTCTAATGATCCGTATTCTCTTCTTGTACCTATAATAGATTTAGCTAAATTATATGCAGCTCCAAAGTTAGGATACTTCTTAGCCCAGCTTGTATAAGTTTGAAATCCAATATGTTTATTATCAAAAAATGGTGCAATCTTGTAAGCTCGCTCTTCAGTCTTAGCCCAAATTACCATTTCTTGTCCTATTCTTTCTAGGAAAGCTTGCGTTACTGGTTTATATTTACCTTGAAAGCAATCTAGATAGTCTTCAAGCCAAGGTGAGACTTCAAATTCTTCTCTTTTTCGTTTCTTTAAAGGAACGTTTTGTTTTTTTGTTATTTTATTTTCTTTAATGCTAGGGTTATTTATTTTTGTTGTTTTGTCAGTCTTCATTGCTAATCCTTTCTAGAGTGAATACGGTTCTTGGATTATTGTCGTATTTTTTTTGAGCCTTAATTTCTGCTATTATTGCATCATCTGAATAAAGCAGATTATTTGCGCAGTCACCAATCCACTTTATAAGGTTATCTAGATCAGGTTTGCTTATGTGTGGTATGCCTTCCATATCTAATTTTTTCTTATGTGAGTATGACTGAGGTATGGGCATATAAAATATAACTTCTAAGCGGAGAGCACCAGTAAGTGGTTTTACTCCTTCAAATTGATTTTCTAGAGTGATTGCAGTTACGAGTTTAAGTTCTTTTTGTGGATCCCACATCTTACGTTTTACATTATTGAAGAATGCTTTTGGGTTGATCCTTGCTCTTGCTAGAGGTATAGGATTACCTTTAATAACAAATTCATGTTTTGCATACTTCATACAGCTCTCCTTGTTATCTAACCTTACTTGTTAAATTTCTACAATTACATGTACCCGCGGGTGTTCGACTTTAAATCCTAGATTAGTTGTACCATATTAGTTTCGTTACTGTAACAATTTACAGAAATGGGTTTTGTATATTTCTGTATGAAGGATGTATGAACTTTCTGTCTACAGTACCTACGATTGGCTGGATGCTATGTTTTTCGAAATGACTATGCTGAGTTGCTATGTATTTTATTTGTTCGTCTATTGGCCTATCAATCTCTATTTTGTAAAAGTTTCTCTTCAACTGCCCAACTTTGTTAAAAGTTTTTTCTTTTTTATAAATGGGTTTAGAAGAAAGTTGATACTTATCGCACAATTCGTAGAATTCAGTCCATGGTACATGTAAGTTATTGTTTACACAAAACTCCTTACAAATGTTAAATAGCCAATTGAATGTATCTTTCTTGTTTATAAACTTAATTTGTTTTATAGCGTATTCAAATGATGCTTCTGGAAAGATGCTTAGACGAATGTGGGCCCATTTTGTAAGGCTAAGTGCTTCTGACAAGGCAGTCATTGTAGAACTTATAGGAAACTCTTGCATGTCTACATCCTTTTTTATTAAAACTCCAAAGATTTGTTCTATTTCTTCAGTTATATTTTGAAAAGAGAGAGGAGATTGAAGGTCAGTTGAATAAAACATAGCCTCATCGTAGAGATTATCATGCTGATATTGGTAACTCTTAATAATAATACTATTATGGTGTAACAATTTCTTAAAATTACTTTCTATAACTGTTTTTGCTGTAGGTAAAAAGCTATACAACTCTTTTA